TAAGTTAGTAAAAGACCTACCTGAAAAGGATAGGGTAGCAATCGGAATCACTCTTCCAATTCAAAGAGGGAATGGTGGTTATTTTGCTCAATCTTACCAAACTTCAGAGCAGGTTAAATCCAATATAAAAAATTTAATCTTAACTCGAAAGGGTGAAAGATTAATGCATCCCACTTTTGGTACGGATTTGTATAATACTCTATTTAACCAAAATACGGATGATTTAGAATCAGAAATTGAACGTTCTATTGATAGAGCTATTCAAGAATGGATGCCGTATATATCAATTGATGAAATATTGGTAGACCAATCAAACACAAATAGAGATACCTATTTCTTTACGGTTACATTGAATTTTAGAGTTGCTGGACAACAAAATTTAGAAACGGTAACATTTAATATAAATGAATAATGGCATTTAAAGTAACAAATAAAAATATAGGTAGAAATAGTAGAGATATATCCTATTTAGGTAAGGATTTCGATTCGTTTAGAACTAACTTAATGGAGTATGCTAAAACATATTTCCCAAGTACATATAACGATTTTAATGAAACCTCACCTGGTATGATGTTTATTGAAATGGCATCTTACATAGGAGATGTATTAGGTTATTATACCGATGCTTCTTTAAAAGAGAGTTTAATACAATATGCATCCGAAGAAAAAAATGTATTTGCATTAGCTAACTTATTGGGGTATAAACCAAAATCATCTGCACCAGCAGTAACAACATTATCTGTATATCAATTATGTAAAGCAGATAACGCAGGTGAATTGGATACTAGATACTTATTGAGACTTAATTCTGGATTAACGATAACATCTACATCTAATTCTGAAATTACTTTTAGAACCGTTGAATCATTGGATTTTAGTGACCCAATCGATAGAGAAATTTCTGTATATAATTTATCAGATTTTAACGTTCCTAATTATTATTTAATTAAGAAGCAAATTCAGGCAATATCAGCTACAGAAAAAGAATACACTCAAACTTTCACTTCAGCTGAATCATTTGCATCATTGATTTTACCGGAAACAAATGTTATATCAATTGAATCTGTTATAGATGATGAGGGTAATAAATGGTATGAAGTCCCATATTTGGCACAAGAAACAATATATATTGATTATCCTAATGCAGAATCTAATGACCCAGATTTATATCAATTTAAAGAAACTGTACCATACCTTTTAAAATTATTAAAAACTAGTAGAAGATTTGTAAGTAGAGTAAACGATGATTTTACCACATCAATTCATTTTGGAGGTGGAGATAGTTCTTTATCAGATGAACTTTTAATACCAAACGTTAAAAATGTAGGATTAGGATTAAATAGTTCAATCGATAGAATGGGAGAATCATATGACCCAACCAATTTTTTAAAAACAAAATCATATGGTCAATCACCATCTAATACTACATTAACGATAAATTATTTAGTAGGAGGAGGAATTAGTTCAAATGTACCACAAGGAGATTTGACAACTATATCATCAATTACATTTGATAATGATTTAGTAGATATGTTAGATTTAGATGATACCGTATATACGTTTATCAAAAATTCAGTTGCAGTTGAAAACGAAATACCTGCAAAGGGAGGAAGAGGATTTGATACAATAGAAGAGATTAGAGAAAGTGCATTAGCTAATTTTGCATCACAAAATAGAGCAGTGACATCAAAAGATTATCAGGTAAGAGCTTTATCAATGCCTTCAAAGTTTGGTGCAATTGCTAAAGTAGTTGCGGTTGGTGATAATTCTTTGAACGCTAATTCACCTGAAAGTATTTTAAACTCAACTGATAATGTAGACCAATTTACGGAAATAGTAAAAACTATAACTAAAACAGCAATTGCTAATGGAGGTAACATACCAACTACAAATGATATAAAAGGATTAGTTAGGAATTTTGTACAAAAGACAACACAAAATGCAGAGTTAGTAAATCCTTTTGCTATTAACCTTTATACATTAGGATATGATTCAAACGGAAACCTAACTATACTAAACAGAGCTGTAAAGGAAAATCTTAAAACATATATTAATGAATATAGAATGTTAACCGATGGTGTTAACATAATCGATGGGTTTATTATTAATATAGGTGTTAATTTTGAAATAACCACATATAAAAACTTTAATCAAAGAGAAGTAATATTAACTTGTATAAATGAGTTAAAATCTTTCTTCGATATAAATAATTGGCAATTTAATCAAACTATAAATCTTTCTGATATAGAATTAACTATAGCTATGGTTGAAGGTGTTGCATCGGTTCAGAGGGTTGAGATTGTAAATAAGTGTGGTGGTATATATGCAAGAAATAGTTACGATATACAAGCAGCAACAAAGAATAAGATTATCTATCCATCGTTAGACCCATCTATCTTTGAAGTTAAGTTTCCTGATAAAGATATTAAAGGTAAAGCTATATAATGATATACTTTGTAACGGCATCAAAGGATGCATCGGTTTATAGTTTATATGTAAATAAAAACACAGGTTTAGATGAGATACTAACTATATCCAAACATTACTCACGCTTTGCGGAAAGAGATAATGCTAGAACATTTATTCAATTTGATATAGATAATGTACCATCTTATGTAACCGCATCATCGGCTACTTTACAATTAACACTTACTCAGCCCGAAGAACTGGCAGTGAGTTATTCGGTGTATGGATATCCTGTAACTGAAAGTTGGAATATGGGGAGAGGGACATGGCCTGAAAATATTAACACAGATGGTATAAATTGGACAAACCAAAGTGGAGTTGATTATACAATAGAAACTATTCAATCATTTACATATTTCGATGGAGATATCAAAATGAATATTAAACCAATATATGATTATTGGACAGGTTCAGCTAATTATGGATTAAGATTATCACATACATCATCAGCTGAAAGTACTTCATTGGATTATGGTGTTCTAAAATATTACTCTAAAGAAACAAACACTATATTTCAACCTTTGTTAAAATTAGGATGGGATGATTCTCAATTTATCACCGGTTCACTTACTGCATTAACTGATTCACAAATTATAGTTAGAAGTAAAGAATTAAGGGATAATTATACTGAGGGTAATAAAGTTAAGATAAAAATAATAGGAAGAAGTTTGTATCCAACTAAAAGTTTTACAAACTCCTTTTCATATGATGATGTTAAGTATTTACCTCAAACTTCATATTATGCAGTTAGAGATGAAATAACAAAAGTTAATATAATAGATTTTTCGGATTACACAAAAATTAGTTGTGATGCGAATGGTAATTATATTAATTTAGATACTTCTAATTTTCCTAAGAATAGAATTTACAGATTACTATTTAAGATAGTTAGAGATGGTATAAACGAATTTATTGAAGATGATTTAACTTTTATAATTAAGTAATGGAATTTGAATTAATTAAAAAGGATTTACAGAATAGTGGTTCGTTAGTAGCTAAAAACAAACCAAACTCTTATTTTCAAACAAACATTGAAGATGAGAAAGGTGGGTTTGTGTATGCACCTTCTAAAAAAAGAATATATAATACCGATGAATTAAAGAAGACAATTGATATAACTGTAGCTGAATTAATTCCAGATAGACAAGAAACACAATTAGATTTAGTACCACGTGTAATATATAATCAGGCAACTCGTTCATTAGAACTTGCAAACGAAACTATATTATCACAATCCATAGTAATTGGAGGATTAGAGGCACAAGTATCAGAATTAACTTCAATATCGGCATCATTAGATATACAATTAGATAATGAAAGATTATTAAGAGTTACTGCAGAATCAAACGCAGAACAACTTAGAAAACAATTTGTTTTGGTAAATGATACAATGCAAACTGCATTACAACGTTCAGTTAGCGAGGGTATTGAAAAAACTGGATTACAAGCTAGAAATGAGGGACAGAATGCGACGGTTCAATCTCTTTCAAAGCAAGTGGATAGTTTAACTCAACAACTAAATGGTAAAAATGCCAGATTAGCAGAGGGAGCTAAAGCGGCTGCGGATTTTACCATTAGAGTAATTGAAAAAGGAGACCCTGCACAAAAGGAGTTATTTTTTGATGTTAAAACAGGTGAATCAACGGGTAAATGGAACAATGGCCCAACTGTAGAATTATTTAATACAACATTAGAGCCAATAACCGTTGATATAAAAATTAAAGGTACTCAAGCATGGATTAACGGACCATCAATAGTTAATATAGAACCTCAGCAAAAAGTTGAAGTAACGATGCAACCTGATTTTGGTGTAATTAATGGATTAGACCCTAGACCTAGAACATTCTTAGGAATAGCAGGAGGAGGTAAAGCTACAAACTATACTGGAACCGTATCATTTAAAAGTAAAAATGGAGAAGTTTCTTTAAGTTGTAATTTATACAAACATAGAAGTTAAAAAATATGAGTTTAGATAAATTTAAAAATATTGATGATGTATTAAAGAAGGGAACATCTCTTACTACTGAGTTAAGTGCTACTGAGCTTAAGTTAATAGATAAGGGATTTATTCCAACCCCTTTTTTAATTGGTAATAATGATGTTTTAGAATTTATATTATATGATTCTACTAGTAACATATTAGAACAAAAAGATTATGGAAATGTTCGTTATATTAATGCAAACGAAATATCAAACTATATTATAAGAAGTGAAAATGTATTGGATACAATATATGATGGTGGCGGGTTTCTTATAGATGTTAAAAAATTAGTAAAAGAAGCAGGATACAACACAGGAGTATTTAGAGTGCAATTCAATTTTGTAAATAATAGGATTGGTTCTAAAATAGAAATGGATAGATTATGGATTCACGAAATATCACCATCTAGAACAGAATTAAGATTATTACCTTATAATAATTTCAATACAAATATTGCATATGAAGCTGATATAGAAAGAGATTTAAATCAGGCATATGAAAGTTTTGTAGTAGGTAGATTTAGTGGAGATGAAGTTTACTCTGAAATAAATGAAATTATAAACAGATTAGATGTTCAAAAATTACAGGATACATTTGTTAAAATAAAATCAAAGGATTACATAGATAGAATACAATATGAATTTGGTATAACAAACTACGACCAATTTTTTAATAAGGTATTAGAATCTATGAAAGAAGCGGTTAGACATGCATTGCTTCATAAAAATTCAATTATAGGAACTTCGGATTTTGGTAAACCATTAGGAGATGAAGTTGATTTTACATATTATAATAAAAACGATATTGTGAATCTTCTTAATAAAAAATTTAGAGATGCGTGTGATTTTCATCTTCCGAAAAGAACATTAGCTAATGAAGTATTGATAGATGCACAAACACAGGAAAGTATAGATAAATTAGCTACATTAATTCAAAAATTAGAATCAGATAAGGTTACAGAAAATGTTTCTACTGAAAGAGTATCTGTTCCAATACCAACGTATGGAGAAATTAAAGATGCGGTAACATCTGTGACTAAAACAGCAGTTATTGTTCCTGGTGTAGAAACTCCTGTAATAATAGAAACTCCTGTTATGGAAACTCCTGCTACAACTGTATCAGATGTGATTAACGAAAGAGGTGGTGGTGGATTCTTAAGTAAATTTAGAAAAAAGGGAAATAAACCTAAAACTGGATTTTTAAATAAAGATATAACTAAAAAGAAACTTGGTTTATTTGGAGGAAGGGGTGATATAAGTAATGGAGGAACAGGAGGCGGAACTACTACGGGTACAACGGAAGGTGATAGAAGAGCTGGAATTCCATCTTCCATTGCAGAAAGGTTAAGAAATAAAAGAGATAACCAAAAATAAATAAAAGATGGCACAAAGAACTATAGAAGAATTAGCTAACGATTTTACTTACTCCGGTACAAACCCAGGAGGTATTAGCGATTCTATATTAACCTCAAACGGCGGTGGCGGTGGTGGAGGAGGAAGAGCGCCAGGAGGAGATATTCTAGCATTTGACCCATATACAAGCCCATATATAACTTCTCGAAAAGTTTTTTTCACAATAAACACATATACTAATTTAAGTAGAACCGATGTTTTGGCAAAAGCTTATTTAAATGGAATCGAAATAGAAGACCAATCGAATTCAAAAGGAAGAGTTACATTTAGTTTGGACGAACAGAGATTATTAAACCCATCTACATTAACATTGGTTAGTGGTGATTTGAAACCACAAAAGTATTTTTTAATTCAATCTAGAAAAGATATTGAAAATGAAGTTTCCATAATAGAAATTGATAATATTGCAGATGCAACTCCTGTTGAGGGAACACCTGTGCCAGGCGGAGAAGGATTTGGCGGTGGAATTGTTGATACTCGTGGTGGGCAATTTGATGGAAGCGGTGGAGGCTCTGGTGGCGGCGGAGGTGGTAGTTATGGTGGTGGAATGAGAGAAGTTAATCCAAACGATTTTAGAGGAGCAGGATTTGGATTAGATGGAGGAGATGTAACTCAAAGAGAAAACCTACAATAAAACTATTTATTAA